AATATGGATCAGATTATGAATTATGTAAAACCAGAATTGATTGTTGTAGCAGTAGTACTGTATTTTATTGGAATGGGATTAAAACAGTCTCAGACAGTAAAGGATAAGTACATCCCGCTTATTTTAGGAGGTATTGGCATTGTGTTATGTGCAGTGTGGGTGATTGCATCTTGCCCCATCAGTACTGGGCAGGAGATCGCAATGGCGGTATTTACGGCGATTATGCAGGGGATTTTAACAGCCGGATTGAGTACATACGTGAATCAGACCATTAAGCAGATTGGGAAGAAAGAATAAAACACGTATAAATATGTGCAAAAACTGTTGACACACGTGCTGACACGTGCTATAATAATACCATGAAAGGAGGAAATAATGAAAACATCAGAACTTGTTAAAATACTCAAGAAGAATGGCTGTTTTTTCGTGGAACATGGTAAAGAGCATGATAAGTGGCACAGCGATTTAACCGGAAAGGATGTGCGAATCCCAAGACATAAAAGTAAGGAAATCCCGACCGGAACAGCGGACAGAATACTAAAGGATGTTGGGCTGAAATAAGCCCAATCCTTTGATGAGATAATATAAGGAGGTCAACAGAATGGCAAAATACGTATATCCAGCAGTGTTTACACCAGAGGAAGATGGGAAATATTCGGTGTTTTTTCCAGATTTAGATGGGTGCTATACTTGCGGAGATGATCTGCAGGATGCAATTGTAATGGCGGAGGATGTGCTTGCATTTTATCTTTATGATGAAGAAGTAGCACAGAACGAAATACCAAAATCATCTACTACTGCAGAAATTGAATTAAAAGATGGAGAATTTGTGAATTATATCGCATGCGATACCATTGAATACGCAAAAATGCATAATAATCGGGCGGTAAAGAAAACACTGACAATACCCGAATGGTTGAACGAAGCTGCGACGAGAGCAGGAGTGAATTATTCGCAGGTGCTTCAGGAAGCGCTAATGAGTAAATTGAATATAAGTAGATAATTTAAGAGAGCTTGGAAACAGGCTCTCTTTTATTGTGCGACATCGCACGGAAAGGAGTTAAAATCATGGGAAGCAAGGAATTTTTAAACATTTGCAAGGCAAAGGTAGCAGATTATTTTAACCAGAATAAAGACAAGACTGATACATCTGACAACATGACGGTAGATGATGTATTTGTGGTTTGGTATTGTAAGACACTGCAAAATCACAAGGCGCTGCTTAGTACGCCGGTAAGTGATGGAATGTATTATGAGATCACTTACAGTGGAGATAAGAATGAGATCTACTTTGATGCTTATAAAAAGTGGGAAAACATTAAATTTGATATGTAATTGTGCGACATCGCACGGAGGAGGTGAGATCATGAGCGAACAGAACGAATTTGGAAGAACAACAGCAGAAGAACTGGAAAAAGCGTTTGAAGTAGAAGAACAGGAGAAAGAGAAAGAATGAGTATCTGTAGAGGAATTGCCGGCAGGAGAGGGATGAATCCAGTCGGTATTTTTATCCACAACGGGGCAGACAGCCAGAACGCAACATCGGAATACTATAAAAACTACTTGCAGAGAGCGAACTTGGAGAATGGATTTGCGCATTATTATGTTTGTAGTGATGGAATTCTGCAAGCAGAGGATGATTCAAACTGCGCTTGGCATTGCGGCGACTTAAACGGAAATCTTAATTTCTTGGGAATAGAAGTCTGCCAGAGTATGGGCGATCTGAATGTATTTAAAGCGAATGAGGAAAAAGCATTACAGTTGGCAGCACAGAAGTGCAAGCAGTATGGAATTACACCAAGTGCAAGCACGATCATGCTGCATCAGGAGGTGTTTGCAACCGCTTGTCCGCACAGATCAGTGGAGATTCACGGCGGCGCAGCGCAGACAAAAGCCTATTTTATTAACCGTATCAAGGAGCTTATGAACGGAAACCAAAGCACAACAACAGATCAGGAAGGAGAAGAGACTATGCAGTGTATGTTTACGGTGAAAGGAAAAGGATGTGTTTATTGGATGCATGATGGAGTGGTTACAGCTTTAGCACACCCTGACGAGTTAAAAATCATTCAGCAAATTTATAAGGATAACTATGGACATGATATGCCATGTTACAGTTGGAGCAAGCCAGCGCCATGGCATACTAGGCTGATGGAACCATTATATCGTGAACCCGTAAAATCTATTTAATAAAAATCCCCTCGGAGATTAGCTCTCTGAGGGGTGAATATTGTATCATTTTCGTGTATATTTATAATAAGTAAAAATATTATAGGTTATTGTTATTTGGTGGCCCGGACGGGGAGCTCGCTGCATCGATGCGGTATTTATCTCAGCGGTACACCATGCCATATAAAGAGGTGACAGCAACACTTACGGATATCGGTATATCGGTATCAAAATTGCGCACGTTATTTTTCAATAAAAGATGTTTCTAAAATCTCTGTTTTGAAAAATTCCCGTTTTCCAGAAGTCCTGATTTTCAAACGAATTCCTACGGGAATACATTTCAGCCAGATATCCAGAACGCCGCCTTTATGAACTTCTATATAGTCTAATACTTCCTTATATAACAGTTCACTATTTTCTCCAATATCCATGATTTCATCTAAAGCTTGTATATACTGTTCCATATCATTCACTTGACGAGATTGTACCTTGTCCTTTGACAATGCTTCTGCTAATTGAATATTAAGGTTTTCAAGTTCCTCATTATACCAATCTGTCTGTTTTTTTAAATCTTCTTTTGTGATAAGTCCCTCAAGCATTAAATCAATAGACTGCCTTTTTTTCATTTCCAGCTTTTCTATTTTTTTCTGGATTTTTTTAGAGTTCATTTTTTTTTCGGACTCTTTTTGAAGTTTGGAAATATCTTCTAAAATTTCTTTTTTTAAGGTATCTTTTTCACCTTGAACAAATGTAATACAATAGTTCATACAGGTTTTTAATGCGCGTTCATTGATAGAAGAGTTACCACAACCAACATTTTTTCCGTCAGCGTCTTTCTTTAAAGCTCCATGATTAGCCGCTGAATGACACCGCCATGCTCTGTATACTCCACCATTTTTCAGGTTTTTTGTTCGACTGACAAATCGACTGCCACATTCTGCACAACGAATTTTCCCACTGCACCAATAGCGATTGCTGTGCTTTGATTTCTGTTCTTCTGACGGAGAACGTCGTTTCAGTTCTTCTTGTGTACGTTCCCATAACTCCCTGTCAATAATTGGTTCGTGATGATTTTTCAAATATACCATGTCCTCCTCTCCATGATTGTATTTTTTTGCATGAGTCAAATAATTGGGTGTATACGTTTTTTTCTGCAACAGGTCACCTACATATTTTTCATTTCGCAGTACCCGAAGGATTACGGTATTCGACCACAAAGCAATTCTTTTAGGGCGCATGCCTTCTTCCAGAAGTTCACGGGCAATAACATGTGTTCCTTTTCCTTCATTCACATATTTATGGAAAATTGCTTTGACAACGGGTACTTCTTCTTCGTTAATAAAAAGTTTTCCATTATGAACTGTATAACCAAGCAAATCTCTGCCAAAAACAACACCTTTTTCCATTTGCCTTTTTTGTCCCCAGCGAACCCTTTCGGACGTTTTTCGTGACTCTTCCTGTGCAATACTAGCCATAATCGTCAAGCGCAGTTCACCATCCGAGTCCCTTGTATCAATGTTATCAATGGTAAATATTACACCAACACCAGCTTCTTTAAGCTGTCTTGTATAGGAAAGCGTATCAACTGTATTTCGGGCAAATCTGCAAACTTCTTTTGTTATGATTAAATCAAGTTCTCCATTCAAGGCATCTTGTATCATCTGATTAAACCCTGTTCTGTTTTTTGTCTGTGTTCCACTGATACCTTCATCATAGTAAACATCACTTAATTTCCAATTTTCATGATTTGTTATGAACTCTGCAAAATAACTTCTTTGACTGGATAAAGAATTCGATTGGTCTTCTTTATCTGTGGATACTCTGGCATAAGCCGCAACTCTTAATATTTTTTCATACATTTCTGTGCTACCTCCATAAAAATAGCACATCAACAGATATCTTTATTATAACAGAATATCTATTGATGCGCAATAATACATCATCTATTTTTTATAAATCAAAGAATTAAGTTGCGCATCTGAAAGTAAATTACGTTTATGTAATTCTTTGTAAATTCCTTTCTTCAGGACTTCCCGAAAATCCTTTTGATTATTTTCAGAATATAGATGCTGACTTATATTATTTTCTTTCGAGAATTCATACAAATTTTTCATACAAAAAAATCACCCAATTAACCTTACAACCATTATATGAACTTATTACCATATCCGTTCCCCCCCCCTTAGAAGAAAAGGTAATATCAAGAATTTTATTCCAATAATAATTTTTCTTGTATTCCGAAGGGACAGTCATCTTCCGAGGTTAGTGTGCAGAATTCTTCCTTCCTCCTTAGATATTTTTCCACAGACTCATAACTTGTAACTGTTCCATTTCTATCATAAATTCTGACCTCATGTATTCGCCTTAAAAATGCATTCCATGACTCGGGATTCTCTTTCTGTACCTCTTTGTACTGTACCCCTATTTTGGCTTTACTCAAAATTTCTTTTGTATAGAGTCGGTACTATCTGATGTATCTATTTGCTTTTGAACATGTGAAACCACTTCATCTACTTTTTTCTGATGAACAATGCTCAATTTTTCTGAACATATAAACCCTGCCTCGTATAATTCCGCCTTTTTTATCATTTCTTCCGCACAGCTATATTCACAAGCTGGCATCTCAAAGCTCTTATATTCTCCCTCTTTATTTTTATAATGATAAACAATCACATTTAAACGTCTGAAAAACTGGCTGATTGAGTCAATATTTTTCTTTGTATCATCTACCATAAATCTATAAACTTCTTCTGGTGGATATATCGAACAAATTATAACATTTTCCCACAAGTTATATGTATTTTGAAAACGACAATGTTGCTGATTACGACTATACACATCAAGCATGGATAACAACTGTGCATAGGGAATATTTCCACGAAATTCATCTAATAATACTATCTTCGCCGGATTGTTCGCATAAAAGTCAAATCCTCCTCCACTCGAACCCGAATTCGCATAATCATTGCAAAGATACACTTCTTCAGGAGAGAATATTTCGCATAGCTTAAAATAAGAGTACGTCTTTCCGCTACCGCTTCTTCCAAAATGGTATTCATTCCACATAGTCTTTATCAAAGGTATTTCAGCTATCCTCTTTGCAAGATAATGTGACTTAATCATTTTCTCATACCTTCTATATCGGAAAGACTCTGCATATATTTGCTCTGGTGTTAATCCTTCTTCCAGTAATTCCTCAATAACTTCTAGGTCACTTCTCAGTCCTTGTCTATCCTGAATTACTTCTAGCCCCTTTGTATAAAGAACCTGCTCACCCTTCTCTGCGTAATCCCCCTCTTTACATATATAGGCAGTTAATGCCTGCTTACCTCCTAATTGAGGTTCAATGTGAGAATCGAATAATATTTTAGATACTTTTTTTAATGTCGTAGTATTTCCATAACAAGCAATATGACAATGATAACAACCTGTACTTGACACACATACAGCAATAGCAGCTTCTCTTTTTGCTCCGCTTTCTTCCCACAGTCTTATAAAATACTCTGCAAGATATTCAGGACACTCATATTGCTTTTTTTCTAATCCTGCCTTTTCCATATTTGTCACATGAATTGTTCCAACCCAACATCTCCCTCGGGTCTTTGGTGAAAA